GGTTCGGCTGTTATGCTCCAGGCGTCCGGAATCTCAGGTAAATTTACTGTAAGGCGGCCTTCTTCGTCAAGCACTAAAACCTCGTTTATGAAAGTAATTATGGCCGCGGCAGAAGCCTTGGCGTTCGCTCCAATTTTATTAGCTTCGGTAATGGCGTCCGCGGACGTCTGATCAGGGCCGTCCGGCGCGGGCTCAGTTAGTTGATCCACATACTCGGCATACGTTTTGCCCACAAGGCCTAGAAATAAGCCATCATATAGTTCATGTTCACCCGGCATTTAAAACTCCAATTCCACTTCTTCTTCGGCACCCTCTTCTCCCTCTTCTGGGGGCATTTCTTCAACCTCTGGCTCTTCCTCTGATTTTGCCATGTCATAGGCTTGATTGGTGGGCTCCTCGACCACTTCGGCCAACTCTTTTTCGAACTTGTCAAAATAGAGCTTGAGATTGGCAATTAAATAATCATAGAATAACTCTTGATCTTCTGCATCGGATAATAATTCATATGAGTCAATAATACTTGTTTCAATTTTCTTGAATGACTGATATGCCATATTTCTGCCCGTTTCATCACCTTCGGTACCATCAGCAAACTCTTCACGTGGGTCTGCAGGCTCTTCTTCTTCCGCCCTTTCAGCATCAGTTCGAATATCAATAAACTTGTCGTCATCCCCAACGGCCTCGTCACCTATCTGTATTTCAATTTCAGTTAATTCTGTTTCTGTGTCTGATTCTCCTCCAGCCGCAGAATTGATCTTGGCGGGGGTAAGAGTATTAACCACAGCATTTACGACATGCGAACGAAATGACTGTCTTTGTTCATTATTTGTAGTTAAAGACTTGAAATCTGTTTCCAAAACTGGTATAATCTTCTTAAGGAGTTCTTCAAGCACATTGATCCCGGTCGACTTGTTCGGTGTAGGATCTATATCGGGAGTTTGTGCTTCTAAAAGTACTTCCAGTTCTGTATCCATTAATTTTCGGATAATCGAACGTAACTGATTTTCCTGATCGGACTTTTTTTGCTTGACATGTTGGATCAAATGCCTTATATTTTCTCTAAGAGTTTTTTCTTCTTTTTGGTTCATCTTGCAATGCCTCTTTCCATAATTAGTCTTATAACCTCATCAACCGTGTTAAAATCTATATTTTCTCTTCTGATGGTACTATCTGTTTCATCATCTTCATCTTTCACGTTCCCAGGCGCGCCTTCCAGTCCAGGATTTGCACCAGAGGCGCCGGCGAAAGTAGTCTCTTTCATTGCGAATTGGGGCTCTGGATACCCCAATTCACCGAACAAGGCTCCAATCTTAACAGCCGGCACAAATTCGGACAATTCGTCATATGCCGCTTTATTGGAAGGATCCTCGACCAAATCAGACATCAGATCACGCATCTTAGTCGCACTAAAGCTCTTGCCGCCTTCTCGGTCTAAAGCTGGTACCGCATATTCCTTGCCGGCCAATAGCTCCACACCATCCTTCACATGTTCAGGTTTGATATTAGCCCAGCGCATCCAATCGGGTTTTCCCTTGATGTCTGACTTATCGCTAGCTCCCAATATCACCTTATCTCCATCTTTTAATGGCAAAGGGCTCCGATCACTGATATATTCAAAAGCCACTGTAATCGGAGATCTCATTTCTTTTGACGCTACTTCAAATTCAACATTTGGAAGAGCAGCTACTTCTGGAAATAAATTTTTCCAATATGACAAGGCGTGTTCTTCGTCTATAGAGGTGCCATCCCTAAGTTGTCGTTGTGCGTTCATCGGAGCGGATATGACAACATATACCTTATCGGCCTTTGGTACCCCTAGACCGGTCGCATATCTCTTTACCATGTCGGCATGCCCAGCATGCGGAGGCTTGAATGCACCGGGCACAATTGCAAATGTCGTGGGCTTTTCTGCCTCAGTATCTACCACAGGATCAGCATCCTCATCTTCGATTTCGAAATCAAGACTTTCTTCCTCATGCAAGCCATTCACGTAACTCATAACAGCATTATAGATCGTTTTCTCTGCGTTTTCTTGCACAACTATATCAACGATGGGTACTCCAGCTAAAATGTCCTTATAGACCATCTGAGGGAGTTTTTCGAAAGTGTGATTATTGGTTTTTGCTTCTTGTAACCATTCATTTAAGGTCTTGGTGGTACTAACATCTTTCGAGATTACTACTGTAAATTCATTGGTCAATATTTCTGATATGCCTTCATCGATGGCGACGGGCGGCTCCTGCGAAAACTTAGCGGACTTATCTATTAAGAAGTTAGCTCGACTAAATTCTAGACGATCTACGAATTTTATACCATTACCATGGTGATCCACGGCTACATAACCCTCTGGATTAGTGGCTATCAAGTTTCCGGAGCCATCGTCGACAAAATGCTTTGTATTATATACAGCATTGTTGTATTTTTCAATGAAAATATTCTTGGCTTCGAACAAAAGTCGAGACACCCGGAAAAGATTAAGAATATCTTCCTTCCTATTGTTAAACAATTCTAAATTTTGTTGTAGTTTTTCTCGTCTCTTCTCTTGTCCTTTAGGAGTCTTTAGTTTACTTAGTGCAGCCTCACCGCGTTCAGCAAACCAGATAATAAATTGATCAAAAGAATTCTCAGGATTCTCTAAAAACTCACCGGCTTTAATTTCTTTGTTAATAAAAATATTTAGAAACGCGGAAGGAAGATCGTCATAGGCGATGTTCTTATTAACTGCGTCAGCCTTTTTGACTAAGCTGAGAATCCTCCGTTCTTCATTTTCGGTAAGAGTTACAGTGCCCGTGTCATCTGTAAAAAATGCGTCATCAAACCATATACCAGGAACTCGATTGAGGCCCCCTACATCGGCACCAAAGCTAGCACCGCCATCTAAACTATCATATGTTGTATGAAACACAATACCAAATTTCGATTGTCCAATTTCTCGGCCTAGATCAGAATTGACCGGAACAGCATAGACAATAGTGTTGGGTTTAAAGCGATAATGTGGCTCCCCGTCGATGTCAGCCACCTCAAGCATCTCATCGTCGAACATAAAGTCGCCTTGCAAGATATTGCTAATCCCAAGTTGGGGTAGATATCTTAAGGCTTTTGTTAGTTTGTCCACAAGCCCGGGCGCATGCCCGTGATTATCAATAATGTCTTCTTCGGTATAGTTAATCTTAGGAGTTTTATTGAAAATCGATTTAGTTCCCACAAAAAACTGACCATTTTCAGGATTGATGCCGGCAAACATAGCCGGCGCCCCATCCCACTTGACTGATGTTTGGACATGAGACTTAGAGTTGCCCTTCAGAGTCTCAAGAAGCTCTAAAAGAAACGCCCGGGCCATATCATAGCCTTTTGAGCCCTGGGTTAATACTAACTCTTCAAGATGAGTAAGGTGTGTATTTGCGGCCCCCATTACTCACTGTCCTTCGCTTCTTCTATAATATTAAGTTTTTCATTGAGAAGATCAATACTACCTTGCATTTTGCGTGCATATCGTTTCACTTCTCTCAAATGTTGTTTGGCCAAACTTAATCTTCTTTTTTCGGTCATTGTTTTAGGCTTAAGATTGGAAATCACTTCTTCAAGACCTTGTATATAAGTAAAGATTGTTTTTTCATCCAAACTTTCATTAAGAAAGCTATACCATGCTGTATTTAAAGACACTTCTCTATCCTCCAATTGTTGGATCCACAATAAATCAAGTATAAATTGTTTTTTGAGTTTTTTGAGTTCAATTCGAAACTCAATTTTTGGATTTCCCTTTCATTTTTGTGTACCACCCTTTGGTTTACTTCTTAAAAGCTTTGCCAATAGCTTTGTTGATTGCGTTCTTAACCGCATATGCTCTAATCTCAGAAACAAGATCTGCTGCCACATTCTCGGTATGAACCCGCTTTCCGCGATCAGGGGAATCTACGTGCTTGCCTTTGCTTTCGGGACGATCTGCTGCTCCGCCCTCTTCAAGCTCTTCATTTTCTTCCTCGGATAGTGATACCACGAATTCGGGATCATCTTGTTCCTTACCTCCAGGCTTTCCAGCCGGACAGCCTTCTTCGACCGCATCCTCGTTTTCAACGTTTTCGTTGAGGGCATCTAAGTTAAAACTAAAGCCCCATTTTTCTGTTAAGAGAGTTTTAATCTCCTTGTTTTTCCAATCTTTTATAGACATTGAACCGTTATCTCCTTTCACATTTTGTAAGTGTTCAAAATAAATAGTACCTCTTGTGCTATCTTCCCAATCTCGAAAGACAATTGATGCTTGGTAAGCTCGAATTTCCATGGTTCTTAAATGACCATCGGCTTGGGCATACCCTTCTCCCATTTCTCCAACGTTATCAAAATCTCCATTGCACTTTTGTGTATGGTGCATTAGTTCATGAGATAGCGAGCGCATAATATCTTTTGGATGGCGCCCAGTTGTATAAAGTGTAATGGATTCATTATCTGGATCATAGAACCCTGTTTTTCCAAGAGGGTTGGCAGCATTGGTAGAATCTTGTCGCAAAAATAACTTCGGCGGTCGAGAAAATCCCATTTGTTCTTTGGCAAATGGTACAAATTGCTTGATTAGTTTTTTCAACACTTCCATTGTTTTAATTCCGCCAATGTTTTATTGCTAAAGTAAATAGTTTCAAAAATTACAATCAAATATATTATAGAACATCTTTTGTCTTGTTTATTAATTTTAGAGTAGCAGTGAAAAATTCTCTCTCAACGTGAGTTTCATTAATCGGCATCACTTTTGAAATTGATACAACGCGGTTTGATATCACCTTGTTACCAATATCCAGCAAGACACCATAATGGGAGTCCCACTCGTTTGTGACGTCATTCCACGTGGTCCACTCAACTATATCTCCGATTTCAAATTCTTTGGACGCTACGTCGCCAAATATTTCTTTTTTAATCATTGTAAGCAACTAACCAAGAACAGACGCCATTTTTTAGATGTTTACTTAGCAAATCAGTTGCATCCTTTTCGTTAGAATAGGGACCCCCCTGCATAACATCTCCTGTTTTATCACTGATCCACTTTAACAAAAAGGCTTTCTTTTCGCTTGAGGATACTCCCTTATCATTAATTTTATAGTATTTTCTATTTTTGTTTGACATCGCTCATTAAATAGAACGATATTGGTACAATACTACAAAATAATTGATGTGTTTTTATAATAAAACGTTATTAAAATGCTTAATAACGTAATAACCGTGAATTCAAAACCCAAAAACGCGTAGCAAAGCCAACCTCCAATTATGGTTAGCAAAAATTTCCAAAAATAATTAAATGTAAATAGCATCAATCATACCCTGTAAAAATTAAATCTTCTTTGTCTATTTCAATTAGTTGTCCGCTAAAAGTGTATACGATCAAATGTTCCAAATATTCTATTTCATCATGATCGTTTATAAGAAGAGCCTTTGTCCCTCTTGATATCGCAATAAAACTTTTTCGTTGCGGATATGTTAAACAAAATATTGAGCCGCGGCCACCCTTAATACAAACTTCCGGTAATGGCTCAATATCAGCGTCATCCTGAAATGTGCCGGTCATTTGTTTCATCGCTAATTTAAGTTTTCTTTTTATTTCGTCGTAATTTGCCATCACAATAATTAGAATTTAGTAAAACTAAAAAAGGTCCCACATTATTGCGATCGATCTCGACAGTACCTAAAAGATAGCGATTGTTCAACTCCTTAAAAATATCTCCTTGTTTTTCCATAAAAAAATCATGGTTAAACGACACCCATTTAATCTTAAAAGCTCTTTTATCTGAACTAACAACCAGTCCGGTCTTCAAGATAATAGAGGAAGATGGGTGAACTCTTGCTACCAAATCACCAATATGAAATTTATACATTAATTATAATATATCATATATTGTAAATTGTGCAACTAAAACATTTTCGACATAGCGAGAGCAACACCCATTAGTGTTTGAACCACCATAAAAATGGTTATTGATTTTGTTTTAAATTCTTTTAAAACTTGAATCTCTTCTACTAATGTTTTAAGTTGCGTCGGGGAAGCTACTTCATCAATTTTTTCCTTCCAAGCCTTCAATTCTGTAACTTTGTCTTCTTTGGCTTTCATAATAGCCAGCTCTTGCCTTATCGTTTGCATCTCTTCCCTAAGCGCATCAATGCCGACTGAAAGAACCTCCAGTTGTTCTAAGACCAGCCTAGAATACTCATTCCAGCCATTATTGTCCGATGGTGCCATTTATCTGTCCTCCACTGCTCTTAATTAGTTTGGAGGAGTGCATTCAATCCGTTGAATATTATATTGACCTTCATTATTGATGACTTTATTGATCACCAGTTCAAAATTTAATGGTTTAATCTCGTCTAAAGTTGGGTTCTCGCACACCTTTCGCAATACATCGTCAATATTCTTTCCAGAATCTTCATAATATTCTACACGATTAATGTTAGATTTGCCATCGGGCATTAGCTTCTGTCCGATCATGTGGACAATCACATCGCCTTTTGATTCGCCTTGCGTGGCGATAGGCCGAACCTGACTAGAATCGATTCCGATTTCTTCAAGATAATCTAAAATGGGCCCCAGAGATTTGCCCCTACGAGCGGTCATAATGTAGGTCTTGGAATCCGGCGGAAACTCGCGCATAATATCGGTGATGATCGTAATTTCTTCTGGATCTTTAACAATTGAAAAATCACTTAAGTCAATGTCATATCCAAGCTCCATCAAAGCATCCACAGCATCAAAAGCTTCTATTCCTTCCTTCGCCGCAGCT